GAAAGTTAACGGCAGAACAACTTATAAATAAATACATAAAGTACGATTCAACAAATAAAACAATTACTGGAGGTTTATATTCGTATGCTTCTAATACGTATGATAAATTTGAAACAGCAGATCTTGAATTTAATGCAGGAGCTTTAGGACCAATTATTTTAATAAGAAGACTAAACGGTTTTATTCCTCAAGAAAAATTAGACAATGTTCAAATAAAGTTAGACTATAATAGAATACAAACCCTTATTAATGTAACAGGAATTGATCTATATAAAGATGGTGCATGGTCATCAGGATTTTTTGATGCTGATAATGTATCTACTACATGGAATTGGGATAGTGATTCAAATAAATTAAATTACGAATTATCAATAAAAAGGGCTAGGTTAGGTAAAACTGATGATAATATAATAGGAGACGATTTTCTTTATATACCTGATAAAGATTTCGTAGATCAATTCTTTTCTGTATTAAAAGCAAAAAACTCAGAAAATGAATACGAATTAACAGATTTTGATTTTTCTGTTGTTAGTAATAGAACAGGGCTTGTTATGCCATCTTTTACAGTTAAAATTGTTGTGCCTTTTTCAAGAGATGCTCAAGTAGAAGTACCTGAAAAAATAAATCCAGATGGTAGTATAACTCCTGCTACTTCTACTACAAAAAAAACTACATTTAATGTAACTACATTTTTTACTTTCCAAGATAGTAGTTTCATAAAAAGTTTCACTGTTCCAGATGTAGTACAGCCTATAGACTTTTTATCTAGCCAAAATCAACAACAAGCGCCTGCACAAGAAGATCAAAATACAGGCCAAGATCCAGATATATCACAAATAGCACAATCTCTATCGTCACAATCTGGTCTAGAGTTAGCTTTAAGAACTATACAAGTTCATGCTTTAGCTAGAGCTGCACAAAAAACTTTAAATTTAGATATAAATAATGTTGTATTCACCTTGTCTATGACAGAGGATAAAGTAGGTCCAGATCTAAAACAGAGTTTTTATGAGCAAATATTTACAAACGGTATATTTTCTCCATGTATAAAAGATTTAGTTAACGGTTCTATAAAAGATACCAACTATACTACAAAACAAATAATGAACCCAGCTGATAGGTTCAAGATACAAGCTAAATATGGGTTTGCCACAGAATTAATGTCAGGTCGAGTAGACATATCTAGTTTTGAAAATTTTAAAGTAGACTATAAAGAACTTTTAAAGGCATTTGTTGTACCTTATAGAATAAGCCAAGAAATTGTACAAGGAACAACAGCAACCCACCCAGTATATATTCCTTTTGGTTTATTGTTAATGTTGTTAAATCATAATTGTACTAGTTATGATGTAAATAATAATGCATCACAGACACCACTAGTTTATATTGATTTTAATCCTAATTTAAACTTTTTACTAACGACTAGAAAACATTTAAGCACTAATCCTCTTAAAGTATTAATACCTTTTGAAGGAAATAATGTTGACTATCTTAGCTTATTCCCGTCAGAAATAATAGGAAAAAAAGACAACCAAGTAGTTATAAACCCTATATCAGGAAGTAAAGAAGCTACTCCTATATTTGATATAGAAAACCAAGATAGGCTGTCTTCTCAAATACCTAGTTTAAAATACGATCCTACTGCTCCTTATAGCGCATATAAAGGAAAACTAATGAGTATTCTTTTAAATGTAGACTACATAGTAGATTTAATTAGAGAGCGTACAATTTCTGACCCTCTTAATAATGTTTATTTAAAACCTTTTCTAGAAGTCATTTTATCAGATATAAACAAGTACCTAGGTAACTTTAATGTATTAAGACTTTCTTATAATGATGGGGCTAATACATATCAAATAGTAGATGATCAAGTAATTCCTCCAACAGGAGAAGAAAAAATAATAGAGCCAAAAGATTCTACAGATCCAAAAAATCCTAATAATTACACAACTGCGCTACCTTTAGTAGGTAAATACAATATAGCAAAAAGCATATCTATAAAAACAGATATAAGTAGTAAACTAGGAAATATGTTGGCTATCTCGTCTAATTATAAACCTGAACAAAAAGCACAACTATCTACAGACGCAAGCTCAGTAGGATTTATAAACACTAGTTATAAAGATAGATACATTCCAATAAAAGGACAATTAACATCTAGTGGTGATTTTTCTGAAGCAATAAAAACACCGGCTATACAATTTAATAAAAGTGTAGAAGATTTTTATAGTACCGTAACCCCTTCAGAAGCAAACGTTTCTCAAGTTACGGGTTATTATATAGATAGAATGGCAATTCAAAAAAATTTAGACCATCCTACTAAAGCATCAACTCCTATTCCTCTATCTGTTAATTTTACTATAGATGGAATATCCGGTTTTGTAATGGGACAAGCTTTTACAATACCATCTGAATTGATTCCTTATACTTATAATATTAGAAATTTAAGAGGCGAACCAGGTTTAGGCTCTGAGAATATAAATAAGGTCGGGTTTTTTATAGCAGGTTTAACTAATACTATAGAAAATAATCAGTGGAATACTAGTGTTAGAGCAAACATGACATATTTAAAATATGCGAATGATTTTAATGTAAAATCTGTGCAACCTCAAAAAGAAAATATAGTTTTTGAAGTAAGGCCAGAAGATGAACCTTCTACGAGTGATAATAGACTTAATGTAAATAACTTTACAAATTACCCAGTAGCAGACACAACATATAGCAATATAAAATATGGATCTGGTTATTTAGGAAGTCCGGCTACAGATAGAATAAATCCTACGCTGCTTAGTGAAATTAACACTGCAGCATCTAGAGCTGGTGTCATAGTAACTGTAACTACAGCAGTGAGCGGCCATGATTCTTTAACTTCTTCTGGAAGACCTAGTAGACACTCAAAAGGAAACGCTGTAGACATAGCTATAGTTAATGGAGTTGCAGTATCAAACAAACAGCAAATAGAAACAGAGGTAAATAAATTTGTAGCACAACTTAAAGCATTAGGATATATAATAAATGCAGAAAGTGGAAATTCTAGAGCTGTTTTAACATACGGTTTTGCAAATCATGATGACCATATACACATATCAAATACATTAGTATAATATGCCATTAAGATATTATCCATCATTTACAGTTACAACAGATTTAACTACGCAAGGAGACGAGTTTACGTTAAACGGCCAGCCTTATAAAGGTAAGTATTATGAAACTTATGATGGCAGAGTATTTACTGGCCCAAATCCTCAACAAGGACCAAATCAAGAATTAAGACCTGTTTCTTATTATGTAGATGCTCCTATTTTAAATAATAGAAGTTTACCTTTAAATTTAAGAAATAAACTAGCTACTAAAACCGGAGTAACTCCATCTACTTTACAAAACCCAAGAATACCAGGCCAGCCTAACACATATTATCCTCAGCCTACTGAGCAAGATTATAAAAGAGGATATGTTATTCGCTACTTCACTAAAAAAGAAAATGAACGTGGTTTTATAACAGAGATTAGTCAAGATGAGTATAACTCAATTGTAAATGGTACAGCAGACTACGATATATCAATTTATCAAACTACAACTATACTTTGGAAGTTAACTGGACCATTGAGAAGTAAAAGAGAGTCGCAGTACAATATTATACCAGGAATCTTTGAAACAAATCAAAGGCTTACAGAAAAAGCGAATCTAAATTTTTTAGGAATCGTTGATTATATTGGTGGAGAATACACTAAGTACAGTAGACCTACTTAATAGATCGTTTTTTTATTGTCATCACAATAGTTTATAATTGTGACTAATAACAGGTTATGTATTTTATCATCGAAAATAAAGAGCAGCTAGACCGTCTAGAATTGACTGATGAAGCATTTATAAACATTGTCACTTCTAACGACTACTACCACCCTAAACTAGCTAGGCCAAGTCTTATCTATTATCATAATGGTAAGAAAGGCTATATGTTTGTGATCAATCACTCAGAAGGTTTTTCACTAGACATTAAACTAGTAGAGTCGTTTCTTCAAAAGCACGACAAGATCTACTTACTAGACAAAAAGCTACACTCTTATTTTCTAGACCTACCTAAATCAATCGATGTTCAATTTATCTGTTTAGATAAAAACAACGAGTATAGTTCTTTCGAATGTAACACGCCAGTCCATAGAGACTTCTACATAAAACAGACAGTTTTACCAACGATCAATGAAATCATACCAATCACTAAACACTATCAAAAGTGTGAGTGTTTGTACAAATTGGTCAAAGACTATTTTGATCTTGAGATGGATATTGAACTCCAAGACAAATTAGTTGAAGCGTATAAGAAAGTAGAAGAGTCTGGGATTAAAGTTGACCTAAGCTGTTTTGGAAAAAAGTTTCAATTCCAACACCCAGAGTTTAGTCTATCAGGAGACATTGTTTATTCATACTACAACCTGTATAATTTAACAGCAAGGCCTACTAACTCATTCAATGGTATTAACTTTCTAGCCATACCAAAGGACCAGGACTTTAGACAGTGCTTTGTGCCAAAGAATGACTTTCTAGTAGAGTTTGACTTTGATGCATACCATTTGAGGCTAATATCTAGGTTGATTGGGTTTGAACCTCCAAAAGAGTCTATGCACACCTATTTAGGACGCGCATATTTCAACCTGGACGAGCTGACTGACGAGCAGTATAAAGAATCAAAGACCATCACGTTTAGGCAGCTGTATGGAGGAATTGAAGCCCAATACAAACATATTGACTTCTTTAAACACCTTGATGAGTTTATTAACCAAGAATGGAAGAAGTACAATGCCCATAAAGCAGCAGTACTCCCAACTGGAAGGATCTTGAAGAAACTACCTGGTATGAACAAGCTAAAACTGTTCAACTACATTGTTCAGAACTTAGAGACCAAAGAGAACATAGATAAGATCTTAGAACTAAACAAACTTCTAAGTAAGAAGAAGACAAAGCTGATCTTGATCACCTACGATTCTTTCTTATTTGACTTTTCGGCCCAAGACG